CCCGACGGCTGCGCAGAGCAAGGCTGCAGCGATCCACAGGTGGGAGGAGGATCGGTCATTGCGCGTCGCGCGGGCATAGGGCCCGAAGGCTTGTTCCATGGTCCGTGGCGCGCGGCCCGTCCAGTTTGAGTCGTTCATCATGTTTCGTTCTCCAGGTTTTTGCGGGAGAGGGTATCGAACAGTTCGTTCTTGACCACTTCGAGCATCCCGATGACGGTGATGATCTGAGAGGAGGTCAAGGAATCGTCGTTGTACCTATCCAGGACGTCGATAAGCTCTTCCAAGAGGGTTTCTGAGGGGTCGTTGGTAGTCATGGTGGGGTGGGGCTTTCTTTGGGTGACCAGTCGTCGCAGACGTAGTCATGGCGTTTTCCGGCGCTGTCCAGCAGGCAGCGAACGATGATGATGTCCCAATGCTTGGCGCGGCCGCTGCCGAAGGCGCAGTTAGCGCAGCACTCTTTTTCGGTGTTGTCGGGGGCGGTCATACCAGTGCTTCCGGTTGCTGGAGTCGTTTTTCGCGCTCCTGCTTCTTGAACCAATCAGCGGCCTGTTTAAGCTCCTTAGCGTTCTTAAACGGCCAGTTCCAGGTGCTAAGTGGCATGCCTGACGGGTGCATGGGTTGCTTCATCGTATAGCTCTCCAGCCCTTTCCGTGCCCGAGATGTTCAACGCAGTTCATTTCCTCGAGGTCGATTAGGGCGTTGTAGATGGCGCTGCGGGACAGAAAAAAATAGCCTGCCAGCATGGCGACCGATTGCGGGGTTTTGAGCTCTGACAGGCGGTGATACACCCTGCGCTGAATCTCTCGCATGGGACGATCCTGTCAATAGCAGTTAGTGCTGCAGCTATTGCCGTAGCAGCAGGTCGTACAGATGACCGTCCGCCCGTTCAGGAAATAGGTATGGGTGGTGCACGAAGCCCAGGCGGCCGTCACAACGGCAGCCAATCCGAGTCCGATAAGAAATTTTTTCATGGCTATCTCCAGATGGTTGCAAACTCAATCGCCCGGCGTTTCTCCCGTGACCGTGCCTGGCGCTGGGCAGCGGTCAGTTTTTCCCGTTTAGCGTCGCGGCCGCGTCCAAGCTTGTAGATGCGGATGGCGTCGCGTCCACGGATATCTTTTTCCCATTGGCAGATATGTGCCGCGCCTGCCCGGTAAAGCTCTCGGGTGTAGCGCTGCACGGTCACCGGGTGTAGGCCCGTATGCTCGGCCAATTCGTCGATGCTCATTGTGCCGTCAAGCATGGCCTCGATCAATCGGGCCTGCGTAATGGCGTTGATCTTGATCACGCGTTTACCTTTGTTGGTAGGTGGCGTCCCTTTAAAGGACATCTTTACCCCGCATGCAGCGCAGCATGAGATCGGCGTACCCGAGGATGTCTACTACGCTGTCCTCATAGGTAGGGTCGCCGTTGAGCATCCGGCTGATCTTGTGCGCGATCATGTCCAAGGCCTCGCGTTGCGGGTAGGTCAGACGATCCCAACCCTCCTCAGAGCGCATGACGTCCTTGAGCATCTGTGAAATCTTGGACAGGTTATCGAACTTGCCGTAACGATCCGCGCGGCGATGCAGCACCTGTTCGACTTCTGTTGGTGCGGGCTTCGCGGTCCGTGGTTCGGCAGTCTTCTTTGTAGCACGGGGCTTACGGGTTTTGCGTACTTTCATGGGGCTTCTCCTAGTGTGTCGATGATCTCGTCTTCCCAAAGCATCAGCTCTTGTTCGCTGAAGGTATTGGTGATGTCGATGACGCGGGGTTTACCGTTAGGCCCGACGATGGTGGTCATGACCTTCACGATATTGAGCATCGGCGGCAGCACGTAGTCGTTCACTTCGAGTGCGGGGAGCACCTCAAAAGTGAGTTCGACGTCCAGGTTCGCTGTCGTCTGATGTTTCTTGAGTGGCACGGGCCTTCTCCTTGGTTGCTTCGATACGCGCGAGAGTCAGGGATTCCTGATAGGCCTGCTCAAACGCGGGCTTGATGATTGCCGCGACGGTTTGGGCCATGGATGTCTTGTAGAACTTCGACATCTCTCGCAGCATGGCGTAGGCTTCTTCGGGGATGGTGATGCTGTGCCAGCGTGGGCCTTGGCGATAGGACGGCGACAGGCGCGTCGGGTTGTCCCGATACCTGGGCTTAGGTCCGGGCTTCTTGGGCCGGCCGCGTTTTTTCTTCTTCTTGGGTTTAGCGGCTTCGGCCGCCGCTCTTTCCGCGCTGCTTGTGGCGTTACCAACCGTAAGACCGTTGGCCTTGAGCCTGTCGCGCGGAGTTTGGCGAACGTATTTCTCAAGCGGCAGACGCGTGATGGCGCGCTTGCGTGCGTTGGAATACTTGGGCTTTTCCTCTTCCAATGCATTTCTCCTTTCTTGGTAGCAGAGTGTATGACAAAGAAAACTGTTTTGACAAGTGCTATGCGGCTTGTCCCCACGATGGGCCGAGCTCGACGTCCACGCGGCTAGGCACTTCGAGGTTCACGGCCTGGGCCATGATCCGTGATGCTTCAACCGCTTCTTCTCGGTTGTTGACCGACAGCGCGATCTCATCGTGCACCTGCAGCAGCAACGTAAAGCCGGCCTTGTGCAGCGCGACCATAGCGGCCTTGGTCTGATCGGCGGCCGAGCCTTGAATCAAGCGGTTAAGGCCCTTGTATGTGCCGGCGCGTTTGATCCGTTGTCCGTATTCGATGACGGCCTGTTCGCGTGGCAGCGCCTTGTTCACGCCCCATTCCACGGGCTCCCACAGCGGGAAGCGGCACTTGCGTCCAAGGAGTGTGCGGATCGCGCCGCCCGATGCGGGATGCTCGATGCGTTTCATGACTGCGTTAACCGTGCCCTTGAGGAACGGGACTTTTTGATGGAAGGTATCCACCAGTTCGCTGGCCTCGTCTAGGGGCAGATCGAGACTGTTGGCAAGCTTTTGTTTGCCCATGCCATACATCAGTCCTAAGCCGATGGTCTTGGCAGCCTTGCGTTTAATGCCGGCCATATCGGCAACCATTTGGTGGAAGTCCGTGTCGGGGTCTTCCCTGTAGGCCTGCGCCATCTTCTCTGCGCCGGGTAGATCGAGCAGCGTGGCGTAGTGCACCAGCAGGCGGGGCTCCTGGGAGGAGAAGTCGTTGGCGGCCCAGAGCTGGCCTTCCTCGGGCAGGAACAGGCTGCGCACCATCGGGCCGATGATCTCGTGGCGTGCGGGCACTTGCTGCAGGTTGGGGTTGGCGGCGGACAGGCGGCCGCTGACGGTCCCCCCATCTTCGTTGCGCAGTTGGTTGAAGTGTGTGTGCACGCGGCCGTCGGCCTGGCTATGGCGAAGGTAGGGCTCCAAGAACGTGCCGTGGGTCTTGTTCAGTTCACGGGCCTCGACGATCATCCGGGCAATGGGATGCTCGTGCGTGTCCAGGAAGCTCTTGGTAAAGCTCGGTGCGCCTTGAGCCGTGCGCGGATATTGGATGCCTAGTTTGTCGAAGGCCTGGGCAATGCTGGCAGCGGCCCAGATGTCGACGGTGCGCCCGGCCTGCTCCTTGAGCGTGCGTAGCAGCGCGGTCTCCTTGGTGCGCATCTCTTTGAGCAGCGACTCGCAGCGTGAGCGGTCAAAGCGGATGCCGCGCAGGGTGACGTCGATGAGGATGGGGAGCAGTTCTGTTTCAAGGTCAAAGATGCTTTCTACTTCGTCGCGTTTGACCAGCGCCTTTAAGTGATGCCATAGCTTGAGCGTCAGGGCGGCGTCTTGCTCGGCGTAGGCCCCGACGTGCATGGCGGGCAGCTTCCACAGTTCCTTCTTGGCGTGCACGCCGAAGTCTTGCGCGGCCTCTTTCAGGCCCTGTTCGCTTTTGACTTCCTTGAGGTAGTCGAAGCCCAAGCTGTTTAGGGCGTAGCTGAAACGGTTCTCGTCAATCAGCGGCGCAGCCACCATCGTGTCGATGATGCGGCCGTTGACGGTGAATCCGCTGGCCCGCAGCCATCCGATATCGTAGGCGGCGTTGTGGCAGATTTTGTCTGCTTCAGTCGCGAGAACATCAGTAACCCAACGCTCCACAATACGGCGGTCCAAGTTGCCGCCGCCAGCGTGAGCAACAGGAAAATAGCCAGACCAGCCATCAACAGCGATAGCGTAACCAACAATGTAACCATCCTTACGAGGCCATCCAGGACCCATACTTTCCATGTTTGGGTCGCAAGTTTCAAGGTCAATTGCAATCTCCGTGGCCTGTGAGAGGTTAGGAAAGGACTGCGGAGGGACCCACTCAGACGCGCGCGGGAACAGGGACATGCTCTTTAAGTCTCGTTTCACAATCGGAATCCCTTTTGCTCGTTCTTGGGCAGCACGATATGCAAGGACTGCTTGGCGCGGGTGATCCCCACGTACAGCAATCGGTTGATGTCGTCGGCGTTCTTCTCGTATTCCTTGGCAAACTTGGTCGTGAGGTCCGTCATTAGCAGCACGTTGTCGGCCTCCCCGCCCTTAGCGCCGTGGATCGTGGACAGCTTGATGGGTGCGCGGCCCGCGATCCGTGTTCCGCGACGCAGCAGCGCGATGATGTAATTG